CTTTGACTACCTGAAAGATATTTTTCTATTGCAAAGTCAACAGGGAAATTACTATCGTAATTAGGAATAGTAGAACTACCAGCACCCGTATCCATAGCAAATACATCCGTACCAAGTTCGGGAAGCTTGCCACAATATCCATCTGGCCTTCGAATTGCTACATATATCATTTCTGCATTGCTTATATTACTAAGTGCCTGCCCACCTCGTAATTTAAAACCAGTTGGTGTCACTTCAATTGTTGATCCATAGGTTGCAGCATCATTATTAGTATTAGGTCGCAAGAAATAATCACTTCCACCTGTTACTATGCCTCTCATGGTATCGAAAATACCCCAGTTCTCACTAGAGTCAGTCCTTTTCAACATGATCCAAGACGGCTCAAATCCCAAGAAGATCTCAGGCCCGTCAGCATCTCCATTTCCAACATAACTACCGCACTTGATTACGTTTTGATCCCCTGCGTCTCCAAAGACAAAACCAGCAGGGTCATCGAAGGGGCTATCTGTGCTTGCTGTTGGTGAACCATTTGCAGTAATGGTATTTGGAGTAACTGTCGAACCAGTAACAGAACTATTGTTACAACATAAAAGTACTGTGTTGGTTATGTTTGCTAATGGTTCAGTTGGTGGTCTAAATGATGATGTATAGACTGCTGTTCCTTTGACAATTCTAAGATTAGATATTTCTCCTTTGAAAGGGGTGTAGTCTTTACCTATCAATACATCTGAACTTATTCCAGTAACATTAACACCTGTTTTCGCAGCGGTTTGATTCTGAACTCCGTTTATATATAACTTAAGATTTCCGCTTGAACATACCGCTGCAACATGAGTCCATTGCCCTTCGGGTACACTTCCATCGCTTGATGTTGTCTCGGTTGCAATTGTCCCATTAGTGTCAAATTTAAAAGCACCAAGTTTACTAATAGCGATATTAAAATTACCTTGCTTATAGAAAAATAGGTAATAGTCATTATTTGAAAAATCTGGTTTAACCCATGCTTCAAAAGTAAAGGTCGAACCAAAATCAAAATCACTACTATCAGCAATTTCTAAATATTCAGATGAGCTATCGAAACTTACACTTCGTGCAGTAGCCGCACCAGATTCTCCACCTGCGAATAGGTAGGCTACATGTGAACTATTATTTGCATTAACTTGTCCATTAGTACCTATCTTAAGAACTGAATCAGTCGGAGCATCAGAGAAAAAGTCTGTACCATCGACTTTGCTATCGTTTGTATTGAGATATAGAGCTTTTGTTTCTCCTATGGATTTATGGTAAACAATCCAATACATACCATTTGAAGAAGTATTTTTTATTATTATCATGCCTGGCACCGATCCCAGGTTATGACTTATATCTCTTATCGTGGCGTTCCCTGTCCACTTGACAACATCAAAGAACCCCGGTGCCTTGCGGAATGTCCATGAAGCATATTCTACAGGGTCCATATTAGCGGCCCCACTTGAACCTAAAGTAAAACCAGTAGTGTTAAACGCAGTGAGAGAATTATTATCAGTCTCTTGATCGTCAGCTTCATTAGATCGTATGTATTTCCCTGTACCTTGTTCAGTATCAAAAATTCTATGATCAAAACTATAATTTCTCCCTTTCGCCCATACCATTCCTCCCTCCGTTGCTAAATCAATTCCGTTAGTAATGTTTTGTGTAGCCTCCGTTCCTTTATAGAGGTAAGTCGAAAATACATCGTCAACGTAGGTCTTCGTATCAACTGCACCTACACCTAAAAGCATTTGTTGAATAGGACTCATAATTAATACCCTCCGTGTTGTGTGTTAGTTAGTAGGTGTAATTGATTAAGCATCTGTTAGACCTGCACCTGATATGTAGCCAACATCTTGCGCTGAATACCATATAGTCGCCATACCTCTACTAGCTAAGGTTTTACTTCCATCATTTGTAGTTGCAGTGTTGTACAACGTGAAACCGCTACCTTGAGTAATAGTTTGATCCGAACCACTATGGTTAATAATTGTCACTACTGCTCCTTGTGTCATTACATTAGTATTAACTGTTACTCCTACCGCTTCTTGTCTAACAACTTTACCAGCATCAGCAGCAACTAATAGATAAGAGCCGCCAGAACCGGTTTGCTCATTTGCAGGTATCCTTCTTAAATCGCCTTTGCTGTCTGATACCGTTCCAGCAAACGTGGCGTTTTGTGAGGCATTTATAGTTAGGGCTGTTGACCCACCAGCATAAAATACTTGACTTACACCTGTTGCTCCATAATGAACTAAATCTTCAGCAGCATCTAATTCAATATAAGCTTTTTGAGCTGTACCTACATCAAATTCAAGTTTTGCTGCTCCTGCATCTGCCTTACTTAAAATTAGAGTAGCGTGAGTATGACCATTTCCATTATTTAAAATAACAACCCCATTTTTATCGATCCGCATCCGTTCGGTAGCTACTGAAGAATTATCAGGTACTGTGAAAAATGTTAATCTACCAGCGTGATCAGTATTATCGCCTCCTTGATCCCAAGCTAAGTCTGCCTCTCCTTTTATAACTGCGCCAGCATCTCCCGAAGTATCTCCACAGAAATTAATTTGACCTAATACATTATCTGCTGCTGGTGCTGCTTTTTTCCATAGATTTAATTGACCTTCACCTGTAGCACTAGCACCATTACCTACAACGCTTAAAAAAGCATTATTAGACGCTCCTGAAGTTGAACCTGTAGTCGTTCCTAAAAGTAGCCTTCCCGAACTATCAATCCGCATCCGTTCTCCATAACTATTACTTATAGTCGTGCCAAATTCTAAAGTGCTATGAATATCAGAAACTTTATTTGAAGTTATTTGAGCTTTCTTTTCGTTTCCATTACTATCTAAAATACCAAATTTTAAAATAGCATCATCTACAGAATTAACATTACGTGAACCAGAAATAGTTATTCCTGTTGAGATTGTTTCAAAAGTTTTGACGTTATCGTGATATAACTCTACGGCTCCGTTATTATTAAATTTAGCTAATGTTTCTGCACCAGCATCTTTACGAATAGTTAGATTCCATTTTGTATCAATAAAATTATCTGAAGAGTTATGCCATATAGCTAAATCCCCTGAATCCCCAAAAGTAGCCTTAGCATTATCCGCAAATTCAAGAGCGTTATCTGACTTATCCCATACAACATTATTTGCCGCCCCAGAGAATTGGACATCACCATCAACAGTTAAACCAGTAAGCGTTCCTACCGCAGTTAGAGAAGACCCTGTAATTGCTGAATTTAATGAAGTACCAGTAAGTGTTAAAGCCGCTGCGGTAACAGTAATATCAGCAGAACCATCGAAAGAAACTCCGTTAATTGCTCTAGCCGTAGCTAATGTTGTAGCTGTATCTGCGTTACCTGTAAGAGCACCAGTTACATCCCCTGAAATTGTTCCGCTAACGGTTAATGATCCGAGCGTTCCGACTGTCGTTAGTGAACTGGTAACAACATTGGAAGCTATCGTTGTACCGGTAAGATTTGCAGCCGCTACATCAATTGCATCACTACTCCATTCAAGTTGATTAGCGTTAGAAGCATTCGCTTTTAATATTTGACCTGCTGATGGTGCGGTGTCAGGCCACACTAGAGAAATATCACTAGCTATAGAATCTGGAGCTTTAAAGGATATGTAGTTGGAACCGGTTGATGTTACCTCGCCAAACCGCAACTCTTTCGCGTCACTGATAATGACGTTGCCTGTGAAGGTAGCTCCACTCTTGGCAGCGGCGGCTGATGCTGTTGTGTCAGCTTGGCTCGCAAGATCATAGGCAGATTTAACACTCGCTCCAGTTGCTGCAAGGGTTGTACTGGAACTAGAAGTAGAATCGACTAGCTGTAAGACCCCTGCATTTGATGTACTTCCGGCTTCTAATTTCGATGCGGAAATAGTACCGGTGATCATTGAATCCGCAACAGATGAAGCTTGTATCGTTGTTGCTCCACTGTCTGATATAGCGACATGACCCGTCATCGCTACGCTTGCGACTTCACCAGACGAGTTGCCAACAAGAATATTTCCAGCGGTAAGACCAGCTAGTTTTGTGAAAGCGATAGCTGCATTGGCTGCGATATTGGTATTACTCAAATCAGTCGAGACCATCGCACTTGTGACAGTGGCAGAATCTTGATCAGTGATAAGAGTTCCAGTCCTATCAGGCAGAGTTAGTGTTCGATCTGCTGTTGGATCTTCAACAGTTAGGGTTAATTCAAAAGTATTTGGACTGCCTTCCCATTGCAAAGAACCGGCATTTTCAATTTTTAGTACACCGGTAACATTGCCGCCGCCGACTCCTATTTTTCCGCTTGATAATTCTGCTAAAGCAGTCTGAACTGTGCTAGATGATCCACCCCAGCCGCTAGTTACAGAAACATTTGCCGCTGTCGGATTTGAAGTTGTTGTACTTAAATCAATCTCAACCCATGAGCTACCAGATGAGTTCGAGACTGAAAGAATGTAATCAGGTGGTGTTAGTTGTCCGGTAGGTCCATTAGGAATACCTGTGGGAGTACCACCAACTGAAACAATGACGTATGACCCGTCTGTATTTTCATTTGGAGTAGGTAACTGCTGTCCAACAGTAAGACCTATGGCTGCACCGCTGGCTGTGACTGCCGCGACTGTACTGGTATTAGCATCGTATGTTCCAGCAAATTTAAGACTGCCTTTTGTAAGTGTGGTAATCGGTTGCCAAGCTGCTCCGTCATACAGATATAAATCCTCTTCTACGGAATCAAAAAATAGCTGCCCTGAGAAGGTTCCTGAAGGAAAACCTGTCTGAGTTATTGATCCAAATACGGTTGTTGAATCATTACTAAACTTCGACTTATCTATCTGACCTGTACCAATTCGAGCTATTGGCAGTGTCCCGCTAGTACATAAGTCAGCAGAATGAGCCGGGATATCTGCTCCCGTGAGAGCCGATGCGTTAGTTACAAAACCTTGAGCATTAACATCAAACTTGGTCACATTTGTAGATGCCACCACGCCACTCGCGGCAATACTTAATGTTCCAGCAGCATCGACAGCTAATGGTGAACTACTTGTAGGGATCTTGACCGCACCGATAGCAGTTGTTGTAGCTTTTGGTAAATCGGTGCTTGCGATATTTGTTGCACCTGTGATTTGTCCGAAGTCGTTATAAACAAAACCATTAATTGTTTGACCACTGGTAGTTGTCGCAAGACTTAAAGCACCTCCGGCGGTAACAGCTAAACCTGAGTTACTCGCGACAGATACAGCCCCAACTGCTGACGAACTTGCTATAGGCAATTCTGTACTAAGTATCGCGGATGTTCCGGTTATTAAGCCCTCACTATTAAACGCTATTCCTGAGTGAGTGGCTGCCGTTACAGCATTATTTATTCCTATTTTATTGCCTGATAAATTAATACTTCTATCTAGATCTGTTGATACTATTGCTACCGCAGGTAAGGTATTATTTGATATTTTTGCTCCACTAAGACCCGTTCCTAAAGCTGTATTATCGACTGCCCCCGCTGCCAGTTCCGCAGTTCCTACGCAATCATCAGACAGGTTGGCTTGCGTTATTCCATCTGTATCGATAGAAAGAACCCCAGTTGATGAGTCGATACTAAAGTTTGATCCAACTTTAATCGCACCTAAAGCAGTTGAACTAGCTATTGGTAGATCGCTAGATGGGACTAAAGCACTGACACTGGTAATTAAACCCGCAGCCGAGTAGCTAATACCTGCGAAAGATGCTGCACCACCCGACACGGAGTTATCTATCTGTAGATTTCCAGCGGATACCGTTAAACCGTTAGTGACGTTAGAGCTATTTAAAGCATTAGGTGAAAGTGTCCCTGCTGTAACTTTTGCTCCTGAGACCCCGCTAATTTTGTCGTTATTTACTGCGTTGTTTTGGATTTGAGAAGTCTGAACTGAATCAGTTCCGAGCATTGCATTGGTAATGCCTGAAACAGATAACGCACCTCCGGCAGTTACAGATAAGCCATTACTTACCGAGATAGCTCCTAAAGTAGATGTCGTAGCAGCCGGTAAATCAGTTGCAGGTATTAACGCTGCTACAGACGTAATTTGACCGTATTGATCGTATGAAATTCCTGCTTTACTTGCGGCTCCTCCTGAAACAGAGTTACTTAAACCAATATTTCCCGCAGACGTATCAACAGATAAACCTCTACTTATATCATTCGCATCAATTTTGTCGTATGTGACCGTACCTGCTAAAAGTTTTGCACCTGATACGTCGGTAACTTTTGCATCGGTAACGGCTCCGCTATCTAGATTCCCGGTTTGGACTGCTCCTGTACCAATTTGAGCACTTGATAAACCTGCTGTATCGACTTTAAGTTCACCGGTAGATGCGTCTAAAGTCAGTCCACTACCAGAGCTAGCAACGAATATTCCACCAATAGCTGATGTACTTGTTCCAGCCTTGGGTAAATCAGCCGAGGGGATTAATGCACTTACACCGGTGATTAAACCTTGTGCGTTGAACGAAATTCCTGACTTACTTCCAGCACTAACACTATTTGAAATCCCAATATTCCCTGCACTGCTATCAATAGAAAGACCTCTGCCTACATCAGCAGAATCAAGCATGTCATAAGTGACACCACCTGTAGCGATAGATAATGCACCTGCACCACTAATAGCTAAACCAGTCGAAACAGAAACACCACCAACAGCCGAAGTCGTACTAAGAGGTAGGTCAGCACTAGGAATATTCTGTGTTCCTGTTACTAACCCATACTGGTTAAATACGATTCCTCCTTTACTTCCGGCAGTAACACTATTTGATAGCCCGATGTTTCCTGCTGATGTATCTACGCTTAAACCACGTCCAATATCATTCGCGTCAATCTTGTCATAAGTAATCGCTCCCGCAACAACCGTACCCGAACTTACACTTCCGCTAGGAATACCAGCTAACGCTGTCGAAGGTACTGAGCCCGTATCAACAAGAGTAAAACCCTTTTCTAGCAGGGCTTTTACCGTGGCTTTCGATGTTTGACTAGCACTGGTATCAACTACAGCTAGTTCATCGGTTGCTGCTATATCGCTTTCTGCAAGCGTTGGCAGTTGACTAATTTTTAGATCGGCCAAGACTTCACCCTAATTACCTTGTCACCATACTAAGTTAAGTTATCGCTTTTAGTCTGCTTCGTCTTCTAGAGATAGTTTGCTACCGTCAGGATCAATAAGAAGATAATCCGTACTCTCTTGTAATAGGTAAGTTGGTATTGCACCTAATTTCAAACTAAAATCACCAGATGCGACAAACTCAACACGTGTTTCAATTATTTGAGAAGGCTCTACACGCATAGAACAGTTTGTAATCTGCGCTTCACATTCATACCAAACATTTCGTATGGATGTAGCACTATCTAAGTTAAGAAAGAAACGCCCTAAAAAGTCTGAACCCTGTTGAAGCCTAAGAATTAGAGAGGCAAGATAAAAAGAAAACTCGGGTTTTACTGTTAAGCGGGTTTCATAATCATCAATGGCATAACGACTTTCCCAAAGACAAGTCATTGAACCTTGCCCTGAAATTAAACCTGCTTCATAACTTCTTTTGAACTGCTCTCCAAGAGACTCGACTCGTACTTGTTCACGATTAGTAGTAAATTCAAATTCTCTAACTCTTGCTAAAGGCCGATACTCCGTATTCTTAACTTGCATTGTTATCTCTTTTGTTGCCGACGGTGTTACAAGGGTTAAAGCTTCTTCCTTTTTACCATCAATGGCCGCACCAAACGTATCAAATAAACGAATGCCGCCGACTGGATCAATATTGATATACCAAGCTCCGTCTGAATAATTATGCCCAGAAACTAGCTCTAAGGTTGATCCATCTTTTGTTGCGATGGTTAAACGATCACCGGTAATTAAACTTCCTAAATCTTGTTCAACTGAAAATCTTTTCCTACTTACATTGACATCCGAAGGTGTTAAAGACGTATGCAACGCCTTATCCATTGACGAGCGTTTTAACTCGACAAAACCACCTTCTCCCAGATAAACAGGCACAATTTATAAGCCCATAGTTTCGTGAACTGGACCTGTAGTCTGGAAACTAATATCGGCTGACATCACATCACCCTGAGCACTGGTAATTGCTGCACTTGAAATCATCGCGTCAAAACTAAGTGAACACTCAGTCGTACCATCCATAAAACCAAGCGTTAACTTAACAGTGTCGGCATCCGCAGCGGTTTTAGCACTACTAGAAGAACGGGCTTTAATAACCTTATTAAGCAAAGTAGATGCGTCACCTTTATCACTAGCACTAGCTCTGTAGTAAAAAATTCGGCAAGACCCCGTTCCATTTCTTAAACCATAATCCTGTCTTCTATCTGTATCTCCCAATGCCGTGACATCTAGAAGTTCTTGGTTAGATGTGTAAGTCCAGTTCTGTACTTTTGCTGCTTGTGTGCCAGCAATTTTTAACACACCGTCCTTACCAGAGAAAAATGCCACAACTTAACTCAGTTAGATTTGCTGCTTACATACTAACTCCCATATTGACAACCTACAAAAGAACAGCGAACATTATGGAAATTTTTATATGTGGTCGTAACTTTAGGAGGTTCCTTATATCTCCACTTCATCCCATCCATATTAGATGAGTTACCGTCCATATAGCCTAACAAGGAACTGCTATCAATACCTGCTAAACCATTGCTATTACTAAAAGTTAGATACTCTGTGTCTGTGCTGTTAACCTGCGTGTAGTTCTGAAGAATAGAAACTGTTTCACTATCAGACAAGCCTTTAAAACTAATATCTAGTTTGGCATCAGTCCTTTTATTTCCATAACGAAGAATTGTCTTTGCGCCATTTTGGGCTTCAAAAACTTCCTCTGGATAACTACCGGGATCGAAAGATCTACTACTCGGTGCTTTACTAAGAGTAGGAAAAGGTTTAATGCCCATCTTATTCAAACTGGTTATTCCATTCTAAGACCTTTAATCTTCCTGCGGAAGTTAACGGTACATAAGAACCTGCAACTTCAATAAATCCTTCATCATCAAAAGTTATCTCTTCAACTTTGTAACAACGAGAGGTTGTCTCGGTTTGTACCTCCGTAAATACGCAACCAAATAAACTTGAATTAGTTGCTTTACCGTTAGAGATATTTAAAGTTGTCGCTGTAACATCTGGGTCTCCGGGTTTCCATGAATAGATAGATGTACCACTAGAGATAGGTCTAGAACTTTGGATACTTCCATCATTAGAGATACTTCCGTTAGAGAAACGGCTGGTATGGGTCGCCTCGCTTACAACTCTGATGTACTGACCGGGTTGTAAACCCGCCGCTGCTGTGGGTGTAGTAGAGAAATTGATACCATGATCAACTAACTCTCTGACCTTAAGAGCGTACTTGGCAAACATTACGGCGTGATCTATCCGAGTACAGAAATTTGAGAAATCAAAAGTCTCTATCGGATCACTTGCACTACCCGATCTAAGACGAGTTGAATACAACTTTGTTTCAGGAAAACCATTATCTTTCTCGTCTCTATAGATGATATTTGCTGTAAATAGCTGACGTTCTTCGGGGGTTAGCCATGCCACTTTTAAGTCCCGCATATTTCCATCTGTGAAAAGTGCGCTAATTGTCGGTCTAGCGTTGAAGTCAATTTCATGTGCCCCGAGGTTTGACGAATCCGAAGATCCTTTTATAGGAACAGTTGGTCTCAGGCTAAACTTGCCTCCTAAAATTACAAAATCTAAGAAGCAATAAGAGGCTTGCTCAAATATAAATTCCCTTAAATTCTGTTTATCTGTAATAACTCCATCCCAGTAAAAACCATTAGCTGCACAAAACTTTGCTGCCTTCGCCATATCTGATCTCTCTACACTTGTCGCACCAATTAAATTACCCGCACCGCTTTCTGTAGAAGTTAATAAGTAATAAGCTATTTCAGGAAATAGGTTTGAAGATCGCTTACTTGAAGTGCTACTGCTTCCGGGGTTGTTATAAAGATCCTCTACAAGAATACCTTGCTTGATGTATGCAGAAAGTTGTGAAAAATTAGACCACTCTTTTGAACTATTAATTCGTAGACCAGCAAGAGCTATACCAAAGTCACCTTCTCTATAAGTAATGGTTCCATTGGTCTGTACTAACTCGTTAACCACCACAATCTCATGCTCTGGACCGTTTAAGTGACTACTTCTTTCTGCGTCATATAAATAAAAATCAGAAATAGCATCAAATGGATTTAAGTTATTACCTTCGGGCCAAGGTGCGTCTTTAACAAGAGACGAATCCTCTGTATACATTCTTCCTATATAAGTTTGCGTTCCTCCGCCGGGAACGTTGTAGGTAAAAGAAACATAAGCATTGTCTGTATAACCCGTTCCTGCTGTGTTGATTTTCCAAGTAGCGGGGTAAGCTCCTCCTTGAGCAATTTGATAAACCGTTACATCAATCGTTAATCCTGTACCGGTATTACCTCCTGTTGCGTTTAGAGAAACAGTTTGCACTGCCATTGTTCCTCCATCTGTTACTGCCGGTGTGCCTTTAACTATTTGAAAGTAATAGTAAATTCCTGCAATATCACTAACATAATTACCGGGACTGTACCTAAAACCATTTTTAAATACACTATGCTGAGTCGTATTAGCGAAACTATTCGGGTTAGGTGCATCGAGATCGTCTGTACTCCCATAAATTCTCCCTACTTGACTATCTTCCCATTCAAAGTCAATTGCATAATATCCATATCTAGGTCTCCAAGTTAATGTACATGTGTACATAGTATAATCATTATCATCTTCGTAATCTCTTCCACTTTCTACGTACCCACTAACACTAGGTATAGATAAAAACCCAGTAGCCTCAAAACCTGTGGCTACACCGGATGTAGAAGTACCATCTAAATCATCTGGCAAATTACCTAAGTACCATTCTGGATTGGTGGTTTTATTACCCTCTAGCGTGTATAAATTACCTGAGTAATAAACTTCAACCGAGTCACCTTTTATTTGTGGTGACGGCTCAACTTTGTGAAGCTTATTTTTCTGTAAAAGTCTTATATTTTGTCCTATAAAATTCTTTTTAACTAAGTTACCGGGATACGGGACAAGCTTAAATTCATATTGATGGTCACTTTCAAACTTATGGTTAATACGAATAAAGTTGTACTGAGGTTGTGGTGTATTTCCTTTAACGCAAAAAGGAACACCGCCATCTAAAATTACCCAAGGATTATTAGAAGTATCGCCAGCGGCACGACCAAATAAACGAAAGAAACTTAACCGGTTTATGTATTTAGATATTTGTCCTAGTTGTATATTTCCGTTGTCATCTTCGTAATCTTTTACAACACCAACTTCATCGTATTTGATATGACCGGGGTGACTATTGACGTTTGGAAAACCTGAGATTTGCTTCCATACTTCTGATTTAATTCCTATCTCTGTTGCATCACATGTACGGGTATTAGTAACTGTTGCTATTGCTGCTCTTTGGGGAATTAATAATTCATAGGGGTAATGAATATCTGTAAGACCGTTACCTGTACCACCTGCCGGATGTGTAAAAGACTCAGGTCTAATATCAATTTCGCCTCTCTCAACAACTTTAAATTCGACTTCAACTTGAGTTTTAGGCTTAGGCAACCACAAGCCATTTTCAGTAGGTGTGTATGTAACTTTAGTCGCTACAGCTAGAGCTTCCCCTAATAGATATAGGTCACCGACTGCCAAACTTGTATCGGCGTTAGTACGGTCTGAGTCAACTCCACCCTTAACATCTTCAACACCCCAAGGCTCATAAACATCTTTATACTCTTCTCTTGGATCAAGATTCGTAATCTTATATGTAATTACGTCATCCTCTACGAAAGTTAAACGCTTAGCAACGTAGTTATAAGCTCCACCATTAGTATTATTAGTTTTTGAATTTCCGTTTTTATCTACTGCTTTAATAATTGATGCGTAGCGAGGAAATCTCTTTTTTAACTTTGCTCTTTTAGTATCAACATCCGCTTTATTGTCATCACTTAAGCCCTTACCTTTTAAAACCAGTTCGTAAGGAACTCGGTAAGCCATTGAATTACTCATTGGAGAAAAAGCTCCAAATTGAGTTTGTGTACTGGGTGATCTAGCTCCAGAAAATACTTGACTACTAAAACCGTTAGAAGGATCCCAATCAACTGAAAAAGGATCAGTCGCTTCAGACCCATGACGGTTTTTCTCTTTATCTAAAGTTCCAGCGTCATAACGATCACTCTCAGTTAAACGCCCTCCATTTTTATTTGCATAGAGGGCTAGTTTTGCGTTGGTATAATTTTCTAAAGTTGTATCACCAAGAGAGTAACCAGAAAAATCTGGCTCATCTCCTAATGCCCCACCCGATAACATAAATATTGCTTTTAATTGCTGCCCCGTACTAAGACTTCTCATTTGAGACCAAAGCAGTCTCGCATTTATACGAACACCGCCGAAGTTAGTGGCATCCGTTGATCCGTTCTGTCTATTAGCAAAAACTAAAGGTACTGTTTCACCTATCTTGGCTAAATCTTGTACTGAATCAAAACCCTGTTGTGGTGCATATCTAGCAGGTCCACTAGCTGCGTCTGTTGTTAATGATGGCGGTGTCTTCGGTGCTTTTGGCTTGGGAGCCAGCATGTTCTGAATAATGCCGACAACAATTGCAATTGCTAATTGAATCGCGACATCCGCATTAACAATATCTGGTACAAGATCGTATGCCTTAGCTCGCTTATTGCTATGTGACTCGGTTAAGTCAAGAAAGTGGAAATATTCTTCTTCGCTTAAACCGATGAAATTACATAGTTCTGCTTCTTGGGGTAATAAAGACCTTCGAGTTCTAATACCTCGGCGGGGCTCCATACCACCTCCGACTCTCCGAATATCTTCTGAAAATTTAGCCATCCTCCCTCCCAGAAAATAGATAGTCCAAAACCGTCATCAGATCTACATAGTCCAACGGTTCTTATCTTAGGGTGCTTTACCCTAACTCCCCATAACTCTAACTGTTCTTTGAAGATTGCATAATCCTTACTCTTCAATCTGCGATACCACTCTCTAGTTGGAGCAGGTGACTTAACTCCGTAATAACGTAAGACGCACCTAGCTAAGGAAAGACAATCCGCACTGCCATGTTTCTCAGGATCGGCACCCAAGCGATAAGGCATTCCAACTAACTGATGCGGCTTCAAATATTTCTAATTGATGCTGATGTAGGTAAGTGACCCACCATATCTGTGGTCAGCACACGATTCGGAGATACAGCACCCACCGCGTCGATTGCTGACGAAAGAATGACCTCTACATTTTGTGGATCGTAACTCATACCACTAGCCAACCAGTTATCTGTTGTAAGTGTCCTCTGGTGAGCAAGTGTAGAAGGATCAACTAAACAAACACTCACCTCAACAGACCACCTATTCGTTACCGCTTCTCTGGCTCTGTTCAT